GAACTCACATTATGGTAGCAACCTATAATTGCTCCATTGGTGTTGTTCCTAACGACACAATGACTCCTGCGCCTGTCATTTACGGCACTACATCCTTCGCGACAGGTGTTTATCACTTGGTTAAGGTCGCAGCGAATACTTGGATTATCGACTAATATGCTCTATATCATCTCTATCGCTCTCAGTCTCCTTGCCGGTTTTATCTGCGGTGTCCTGTTCTACCGTAAGAACGGTGTGAAGGTCGCCAGCATCGAAACCAAGGTCAAGGACGCTTACGACGACATCAAGAAGTAATGCCCGCCAGAGAGTATCTAGTCGATGGCGACCAAGGGTTCATCGGCTTGAACTCCCGGGACAACCCTGTCAACCTGGGTAAGAACTTCGTCTCGCAGTCTCAGAACTTTCGTATGGATCGTGGCGTGGCTACGGTTCGTAAGGGTACTGAGTGCCTGACACCCGTCGGTCTGCTGACTGGTAAGACGATCTACGGAAGCTGCACGTACACGGACAGTAACGGCACTGAGTTCATCGTTTTGGTCTGCGGTGACGGTCTTTACACGTTCAATACGGATACCGAGGCTCCGTCTTCCTACAAGACCTTCCCTGCGGGGGAAACTATCACGGCTGCTGATGAGGTCGATGTGTACCAGGCTCAAGGAAGTGGCAATGTGTACATCACACGTGGCTTTGGCAAGACTACCCTTCGATGGGACGGTAGTGCTGGTTCGCTGACTGTCCCGGGCGTAGGAAGTCATCACAACTACCCGAACAGCCGTCACGCAATCTATTACGGCAATCGGCATATCGTCCAGACGGACGGAAACACTTTCCGGGTCAGCCACTATCTCCGTGACAATGCTTGGACGGCGCTGGATATGTTCAGCATCAATGACGGTGGCAATGACCGCCTCATCGCCATCACGCCCTGGACTCTGAATGAGTTCGTGGTGTTCATGCGGAACAGCATCTTCTACGCCAATGTGGGCGTTGGCTCCTACAATGCCGGGGATGCAGCCAATGAGCCTGACTCCTACGTCAAGTCTCTGGCTACGGACATTGGGTGTATTGCCCATAAGTCTGTCGTCCAGGCTGGCGGTGGTGTCATCTTCCTCTCCGACAACGGGGTCTACATCGCCAATCCTGCCGGTGCTGGCGCAGGAGGCACAAACGGCAATACCCCGGAAGGGATGCGTCTGCTCACGCTCACGGAGCCTTTGTCCTCACCGATCTCCGACATAATCGAGCGTATCAACTACAACCACGTCAACAAGGCCGTTGGGGTTTACTTCGAGAACCGTTATTACCTAGCCGTCCCGCTGGATACCAGCACGGTCAATAACGCCATCCTTGTCTACAACTTTATCAACAAGGCTTGGGAGTCCGTTGACTTCTATCAGTCCGGGTTCGACATCAAGAACTTCCACGTAGCCAAGAACGGTAATCGTCGTCGTCTTTTCGCCATCGACCAGAACGAGGGTGTGTTCCTCATGGAGCAACTTGATTGGGATGAATACGGCATCGCTACCGGAACACCGATGCTCGATGACCCCACCTTCGCCCTAGACACCCCTGGCGCTACGCTCAGCAGCTCGACCTTCGTTCCGCACTCCATCACGGCTATCCTGAAGACCCGTGCGTATGCTTTCGATACGAATAGGGAGAAGCGGTTCTCCAGCGTTCAAATCGACACCTCCATGCCTACGGGTGGCAATATGGACATCGACCTTGTGGTGGTTAACCCAGACTCGACCACGCAGCTGAAGAACTTCTACGCTACAAGCAACGAAGACTACCTCATCCGTTTGCCAGCCCGAAAATCCGGGTATTACTCCCAGGTGAACTTCACCATCAACGCATACCGCCCCTCCATCCGATCCACCACCGTCCAGGCCATCGTGCCGGGACAGATGACCATCTCTAAACGCTAATGGCACAAATCTCTCCTCCCGTAGTCTTCACGGCAGGGCAAGTCCTAACGGCTTCCGCCCTCAACGCCCACGTCTCCAGCGCAAGCCTCCTTCCAGGGGCTGTCACAGACCAAGCCAATCTGACAGCCAATACGGTTGCAGTCGGAGACAGCGTCATCATCCACGACCTGTCCGACCTGGCTCTCAAGGAAGCCACCGTGGGAGACTTGCTCAATAGCGGTCTCAGCATCACTACTGGTGCTATCGCTGGAAATACTGGCGCTAACCTTGTCATTACACCCGCTGCCACGTTCGCCCTTTCGGTTGCTGGCAACCTTTCCACTACGGCTAACTTCTCCGTGACTGGCACGTCTACCCTCACGGGCAACGTCACAGCCGGTGGCACTCTTACGGTCACAGGCAATGCCACCTTCAACACATCCGAGGCTATCAAAATCCCGGTTGGCACTACAGGTCAGCGACCTGGAACCCCCGTTGCCGGTCAGTTCCGCTACAACAGCACCCTCGACGAAGCGGAAGTCTATAACGGCACTCTATGGAAAGCGGTGGGTGGCGTCCCTTTTGACGCTACTGGTGGTGGAGTCACCATCATTGATGGATACAAGATCCACAGGTTCATCGTCTCCGGCACGTTCACTCCCGACACGACCAAGGAAGGCAAGGTAGAGGTTCTTGTCGTTGGGGCTGGCGGTGGCGGTGCTTCCGCTGGCGTCCCCGGTGGTGGTGGCGGTGGCGGTGGCAACGTAATCCACTCCATCGTCAATATTCCCAAGGGAACAGCCCCCATCACAATCACAGTTGGTTCTGGCGGCTCTGTTGGTTCCAATGGCACAGCCTCCGTTTTCGGTCTTGGGTCTATTACTGCCAATGGCGGTACAGCGGGGAGTGGCTTCAATGGTGGAACGTCTGGATCTGGTTTTGCTGGTGGTGCTGGCAATAGCCAAGGTGCTGGCGGTGGCGGTGGCGCACAGACTGCTCAGACATTCAAGTGGACTGATGCTGGTGGTGTCGGAGGTCAGGGCTTCGGTTCTACCATCGAAGGGACTCTAAAGGTATATGGTGGCGGTGGCGGTGGCGGTTCTTTTGGTTTTTCAGGTCGCACACCCGGCCCTGGCATCTATGGCGGAGGCAATGGTGGTGGCGGTCTTGCCTCGATTAACTCTGGTGGCGGTGGTGGCGGTAGTTCTGGCGGAAGTGCCAGTTCTGGCGCTGACGGCATCGTCGTAATCCGCTACCGAGTCTCTTGATTAAAACCAACTTACTAACTAAATAAACACTCTAATGGCGACAGCAGAAAAGGACTATCAACAATACGTCAAGGAGGGCGAATACGCTCTCTTGGCTCAGGAGAAACTCCTAAGCCTCCAGGCGGAAGCCGAAGGTCGTCTCCAGCCTCAACTGACGGAGCGTCAAATCTCCTCCCTCCGTGGTCAGGCTACCGGGATGATGGGACTCTACGGGCAACTCAATGAGCCTACCCAGCAGTTCCAGCAACAGTACGCCACAGCCCAGTTGGGTATGCTTGGCGGTCTTGGTCAACAGGCTACACAGGCTGCCGTCGGCTCGATGGATGCTGTCACCCAAGGCATCTACGGCACATATGGTCGCCAGGTTCTTGCCGATCTCCAGATGGGGACTGGTCTGAACCAGCAGGAAACCGAACAGGCTCAGCAAGCTGCACGTGCAGCCGCCCAAGCCCGTGGTCTTCAGTTTAGCCGTCAGGGTTCCGATCTGGAAATCCTGAACACCTATAACATGGGTCAGAAGCGTTACCAGCAACGCCAACAGGCGGCTCTTGCCGGGTATCAGATGGGTCAACAGCAACAGGCGGTTGGCTTGCAGACGTTCCTCAACCCTGCCTTCGCAGCCTCCCAGCCCTTTGGCTTGGCTGGCTTCCTTGGGTCTACCAGTCAGGGCTATGCCGGTCTTGGTCAGTCCTCGTTCCTCCAGCCCGAGTCCCAGTACCTGGCTAACATCCGCGCCAACCGTATCCAGATGGAGAACGCTATGGCGGCTGCCAATGCCCAGAAGTCCTCTGGTCTTGCTCAGGGTATCGGTGCTTTCGCTGGGGCGCTACTTGGCAAGTGCTGGGTCGCCCGTGAGGTCTATGGTGAGAACAACGCCAACTGGGTGTTCTTCCGTGACTGGCTTGAATCGGACGCTCCTCGCTGGCTTGATGAACTGTACGAGCAGGAAGGCGAACGCTTCGCCAACTTCATCCACGACAAGCCGATCCTCAAGAAAGCCGTCAAGTCCGTCATGGACTTCATCCTCTCCCGCAACTCCTAAGAAATGGCCTTCCAGAAATACCAAGGCGAGCAAGTCCAGCAAATCCCGGCTGGCTACGTCGAGGCGATGGGGTCGATGGGTAAGGCTTACGCCAACATCGGTCAGTCCCTGGCAGCTGGGATTATGGAGAAGGACAA